AAACAATGCAGTTCCCCATGACGGTAATGCTATGGAAGATCACCGGGGGATTGTCATACTGCGGCTCCCAGCCGTCGCTGTCCCTGATGTAGCAGGCGCCAAAGCCCGCCATGAGGCCAAGCGAGTCAAGGCGCCGTGCAATGTGGGCGCTTGCGTCAAGTTGCTGTGCCAGATCCTCACTCATGCCCATAGCGTGCTTCCTCGCTCGTGCCTCGTCGCTGCGCACATTCTACCACGGCGCGCAACGCCCCCCGCGCGGTCGCTGCGGCGGCGGCGAAGCGACCGCGCGGGGGGCGTTGACGGCGGCCAGCAGATGCCCGCGCGCGCGGCGCAACGTCTCAGCCATGGCGATCAGATCGGCGCGGGTAGTGTTCACGGCGTCGGCTCCTCGGTGGTGGCGTCGGGCCGCCCGGTCACATTGCCCGCCGCGTTAATCGCGGCCCCGCCGTCGGGGCGCTGCACGGTGACCGGCAGCAGCCCGGTGTGGGCCACGGGCGGCAGGCCCGCCACTGTGAGCGAGTCGCCCGGCGTGAAGCCCGAGCGGATCAGTGTGCCCGCGCTGTTCACGCGGTTAGCAAAGTCGGCGCTGGCCTGGCTGGTATCCTGTCGCGCCACGGGCGGGAACAGCGGGCGCCGGTTAAAGCGGAAGTCCTCAAACCCGTCGCGGTACGCCCGCTCGGCGGCCTCTGGCGTGCCCTGCCCCGTGCCCACGTTCCACATGCCAAGCAGCACGCCCCAGCTTACGGCGATCTGCGTGGCGCGCACCAGCGCCGCCTCGTAGTTCGCTCGCGCCAGCCCCAGCCGCTGCTCGGCGGGGGCGCGCAGCTGGGCGATGGTCTCGCCCGACTGGCCCGAGAGGTAGCGCCCGCCGAGCGCCTTGAGCTCGGGCAGGCGATCCTCGATCAGCTCGATCAGCAGGCGGCACTGGCTGATCGCGTCGGCGATGTTCAAGTCCGCCACCAGCGCCTGCACATTGGGCGCCGTCTGCCCTCGGCTGGTGTCGGTGTAGATCACGTTGCGGCCGGTCAAGGCGATGCGCGTGGGCGCCGGGCCGCTGGCGGAGATGAACCAGTCAACTTTCACATGGTCATGTATCTGCGTGTTCAGGTGGGTGAGCAGCGCGTTCAGCCGGTCAAGGGAGGAGCGCGCGCGGTAGAACGCATTCAGCCCGAACGCATCGCCCGCATCCTCGTGCGGCAGGAGCACGTAGGGCACCACGCCAAGCGTGTTGACGTAGATCGCACCGGGGCCGTTGTCTTCGCGCAGCATCAGGTCGTAGGGGATGAGGCCGTTCTGATGCACACGATACGTGCGCGTGTCCTCTTTGGTGAGCACCTCGCGGATCGTGACGCGCTCCTGCGCGTCGCCGAGCCCGTAGAGGATGTCATACTCCAGCTCGGCGCCGGTGACGTGGCCGCGCGGGTCAAGCTCCACATCGCGGATGACACGCGGGTGCTCGGGTTTGAGGTAGACGCGCCGCCGCGCCGGGTCGGGGCTGTCCTGGGCCACGATGCGCAGGCCGACGGTGCCGTGCATCGGGGCGAGCCGCGCGATCTGTTGCTTTGCCAGATCCATGTTGGACGTTGCCCAAATGGCGTCAAGTGCAGGCAGCAGGGCTGCGTTGTCGCTCTGCGCGCGAATGTCGGTGGGGGCGTCCTCGGCGGCATCGTCGGTGGAGCGTCGGAACAAGCCGCCAAAGACATGTTGATACAGCCCCACGACCTCGGCCACGGGGTTGTAGAGCCCCGCCAGATCGGCGGCGCTGGCGTTGCCGAGCGTGGCGTTAATCTGCTCGCGCAGCCCGCCCTCGCTACCGCGCTCGTAGATGGCATTGTCGTAATACTGCTGGTTCATATCGTACACGGCGGCGCGATCCTGATAGGCCGGGCGCGACTGGTTGCCTGCCGCCGTGATCAGACGCGCCAGCGCGCCGAATGGATTCTGTGCAAACAGCGTCATACGGGCGCCTCTCTACTGAGCGCGGCGAGGGCGGCGGGGCTCCAGGCGGCATGGTCAACCAGCGCCGCCGCCCGCTGGGCGCCCATACTGAGCGCCACCGCAAGATCGATTTTATCCGCATACGTGCGCTTCACAATGCGCAGGCGCCGCCCCTCGCCGTCCACCTTGCGGTTGGCATTGGCGAGGTGCTGGCGTAGGGCCGCGTCGCCGTCGTGGGCAATGCGGCGGCTCACAATGGCGTCAAGCAAGCCCTTGTCGGCCTCCAGGCGTTGCACCCCCTGAGGGAACGGCACGCACGGCGTCGGAATGGGGCGCGGGCTGCTCGTGAGGCGCCGGATCAGCTGGCCGAGCAGGAACGGGTCGTAGGCCAGCTCGCGCACGGCGAAGCGCGCCACGAGGTCGCGTAGGTCGGCCTCGATCGCGTCGAAGTCCAGCGGTGCGCCTCGCACCGGCACGTAGCCGCGCACGTAGCGCACGGCCAGGCGCTGCGCGTCACGCGGGTGCGCAGAGATGAGCAGCGATGCGAACGTGTCGTTGCTTTCCGCCCCGTCAAGGGCGAGGATGCATGGCTCGTGCGGCCCGAGCGGCGGCAGCGCGTCGCGGCACGCATCCCAGAGCGCGATGCTCGGCAGAAACGTGGCAACCTCGGTGGCCTCAAACGCCTCCTCTGGCGTGGCCGGGTACTCCTGGCGCATGTGCGCGCTGTCCACCGCATCGGCCTCGGTGGCGGCGTACCAGGCGGCGTCACGGTCGGGGCGCGCCTGCCAGGGCAGGAAGCGAAACGCAAAGCGGCCCGTGCCTGCCTGGGCGCGGGCGCACAGATCGGCGAACAGGTTAGCTCGCCCGTTCGCCGTTGAGAGCACAATCAGCTGGCCGCCCGCATCAATCGTCGGCTTCATCGCCGTATACAGCTCGGTGGCGTAGCTCATAAACGCCGCTTCATCGAGGATCGCCAGGGACGCCGTGAACGTGCGGCCCGCGCTGCGCGTGGCGGGCATCGACTTGATGCGCGAGCCGTTCGCCCACGCGATCTCCTCGGTGTTCTCCTTTGTCACGGCGGGCAGGGCGGCGCGCAGCTCGGGCGGCAGGCGGGCGTACATCACGCTGATACGCCGTAACAGTTCGTTCGCCTCGTCCTGGCCTTTGCTGAACGCCAGCACCACCCGACCCGGCTGGTAGAGGCAGCGCCAGAGCGCGGCGGCGCACACGAGCCAGCTGATCCCGAGCTGGCGGGCCTTGAGGATGAGCAGCAGGCGCTCGTTCTCTACGTCGGCCAGCAGCGCGCGCTGGGCGGGCCACAGACGGAACGGCATGGTGCCGCCGCCGTCGCCATGATCCTGCGCATCATCGATGATGATGCGCTGGTCAATGAAGTCGGCGAGGGGCGGCGGTGCCAGGCTAGGACTCTTCGGCGGGGTCGACAAGCGCTTCGAGAAGTCGAATTTGCTTATCTGCAATGACCCCGTGAAGGATCGCAAGCTCTTGGGCGGGTTGTGTTTTGAGCCAGTCTGTGTCACGAAAGACCTTCATTTGATCGCGCAGCGTGGTCAATCCCTCTTCCAAATACTCTAAGAGCAGCGCCCCGATGCGCTCTCGTTTTTCGGTTGCAACAACCGCAACCGCGCTGCCATTCAGCTGGCGCGACTTCCAGCTTTTAAGCGTCCCAATGGGGATGTTGAAGGTTGCAGCCACCGTAGCCGGGGCTTGGCCTGCGAGCAGCGCCGCGAGCGCTTGGGCCTTGATCGACTCGCTATAGTCAGTCATCGGCCTGCCTTATACTGCGGTATAATGTACCAAAGAGAAGTGAGCAGAGAGGCGCGACGATGCTTGACACCATGACCACGAGTGAAGCCGGTGAACGGCTCGGGATCAAGCCGCGCTCGATTGTCGCGCTGATCCGGCTGGGGCTGATGACGGCCACGAAGCGCGGGCGCGACTATGCGATTGCACGCGCCGAAGTCGAGCGCTACGCCGTTGAGCGCCGCCCCGCGCATCGTGCGGCGAAGCCAAGGGGGGCGTAGATGGATACACGCAAGGCGGGCGTCTACCTGATCCGTAACCTGCACACGGGCGATGTCTACGTGGGCAGCAGCAGTGTAACAATTGCGCGTCGATGGGCTCAGCACCGCAATGACCTGAGGGGGGGGCAGCACCGCAACCCGTGGCTGCAACGTGCATGGAACAAGTACGGGGCCGATATGTTCGCGTGGGAAGTGCTGGAGCACGCTGAGGGGCGCGACGCGGTCTTGGCGTGCGAGCAGCGCTGGATTGACCACTATTGGGGCGGGCGCATGGGCGTAGACTGCTACAACATGCTTCCGACGGCAGGCAGTCCGACGGGGCACGTCAAGAGCCCCGAGACGCGGGCGAAGCTGAGTGCGGCAAGGCGCGGGCACATCACAAGCCCCGAGACGCGGGCAAAGCTGCGTGCGGCGCAGACCGGGCGCACCGCAAGCCCCGAGACGCGGGCAAAGCTGAGTGCGCGCACCGCAAGCCCCGAGACGCGGGCGAAGATCGGCGCGGCCAGTCGCGGGCACGTCAAGAGCCCCGAGACGCGAGCAAAGATGCGTGCGACAAATCTCGGGCGCGTTCACAGCCCTGAGGCG